CATACTAATGCTAAGGGAAACCTGGAGCGTGAAGGTTACACTGCAGAAATCCTGGAGCATGTGGTTGTCGAGCCCAAGGTAAAGATTGAGGATTTCGATGATGACCTCGGGAGCCTGATGGAGCTGGTCCGCAAGGCGGAGCTTTTTCTTGGCTCCAAAAAGCAAAAGTAATTCTTACTATCGCAGGGTTGCAAAAAAGAATTGGGTGTTCTGGCGGCCTGTGTTGTCGGGGGTGATTCCCTACAGCAACGCCCTGGACATGGACTTTGAGGAGCTGCACGAGGCGAATGCGGCACTGGATATCTACATTGAGATACAGAAAAAAGGAAATCCTTCCAAGGGAAAGAAATAAGATATATAAAAAACCTATTTGGAGGGATTTCCGTGAAAACCTTATTTTTAATTTTATTCTGGGCCTCTATGCTAGGCTTCTTTGCCACCGCCTTAATGGCTATCATTTCAAAGTTCAAAAAGAATGGCAGGGCTAAATATTATCTTTATGGCTTAGGGGTATCGGTCGTTCTATTCTTTGTGGCCGTGGCTAATATCGAACCTGCACCGCAGACGCCAACAACCACAACAGCAGCACAGGGCACCCAAATAACAGCCGGGGAAACGGCTATATCGGACGAGGAGCAACCCGAAGAGCACATATTATCAAAGGCGCAGCTAGAAGTAGTAAACAACTTTCAAAAGCAAGATTTTGAAGAATTCACCAAAGGGTATTACAGATTGACTTCTGAAGAGCAGACAGGTTATGAAAAAGGAATTTACCTGGATTATCTTCATGAAAAAGAAGTTACTTGGTCTGGGACCGTTATCAAAGATGGCGTTTGGAGCTCCCAAATTATTGTATATGGATACGCAGATGGTTATAGTGGCAAGACGTGGGAGCAAATAGACGGAACAAAAGAAGCCTCGCAAATATTTTTTGCTAGACTTATCGACAAGAGTGCCAAAGATAGTATAAAACCAGGTGACAAAGTTAAATTCAAGGGGATAATTGGCATAAATGGTGAGCAAGAAAAAGGGGACGGAAACGGAATAAATAAAAGATGGAAACTTTATGATGCTGAAGTTCTAACTATTAACGGACAAACCTATTAAACTTCTCAAAAACGCCTGGAATGGACGTTTTTATATTGCGTGCAAGGAGGTGATTGCATGAGCGAAAACATACGTGACCTTGCTATTGGTATTGGTTGGCGGATTGATGACCGGGCCTTGAAGAAGGCAGACAGGGAAACGGACCGTTATAGAGACAGCGTGGCCGATGTAGAAGATGAAATTCACGACCTTGGACGCATGGTTTCTCGTATCGGCAGCGATATGGAGGACAGCTTTAACGATGTCGGTCGGTCTGCTTTGGAACTTGGTGGAAAGTTTGGGCGTACTGAAAGAATGGCTGACGGTGCGTTCTCTGGTATTGAAAGCTCAATAACTGATGTGCGCCGCGAAGCCACCCGGACCGAACAGGAAGTTCGCGAAATCGGCCAGGGAGCCAGGGATGCACAGAGAGAAATTGGCAGAGCTACGGACAGAATGGAAGAAGATATTAAGGGCCTGAGGAGCGTCATTGAAGGTATAGACTGGGGTGCCCTGGCTGGATCCGTTGCAGGTGGAGCCTCTCTCGGTGTAATATCCGGCGTTGAAACCTCTGTTTATGACCTGCAAGCCAGGCTAGGTGCAACAAGGGAAGAAGCCGAGGCCCTTCGCGGCGTTGCTCTTGATGTATTCGAGAACAATTTCGCTGGAAGCATAGCCGAGGCCACTTCTGGTGTTGAGCTACTTAAACAGGTAACCGGCGAGGAAGGAATTCAGCTGCAAGGTCTGACAGAAGATGTATTTCGCATAACGGACGCCTGGGGACAGGATTTTCGGGAAGTCGTGGACGCGGCCAGAGCCAATGCCGCCTCTATGGGCATTGATTTTGGAGACGCATTAGACGTGGTGGCGACCGGCTTTCAGAACGGTTTGAACGTTTCTGATGACTGGCTCGACACGGTTCGTGAGTTCTCCCCTTCTTTTGCCCGAATTGGCGAGGATGCTGGTGGCATGATTTCGATACTAAGGGAAGGACTTGACCTTGGTATTAGAGACACCGACCGCATGGCTGAATCTATTAATGAGTTTGGTATCCGCATGCAAGAAGTAGATAACGATGAGCTCTTTGCTTTGGCTCAAACTATTACCGGGACAGAAAAAGAGGCTCAGTCCTTAATGGAAACCTGGCAGAAAGAGTTCGCCAAAGGTGGCGACAGCGCGGCTCAAATCACCCGAGAAGTTGTTGAGTCCCTCTACGAAATAGAGGAGCCCTTGGTTCAGAACGCTCTCGGCATAGGCTTATTTGGTACCATGTGGGAGGATACCTCTGGCAAGGTAGGACAGGCCCTGTTGAATGCCCAGAACAAAACAACGGAGCTCATTGATACCACGACCGCATTAGATGTTCAATACGATAATACGACCTCAAAAATCCAGGCATTTGGACGGCAAGTCTTAGGGGAAGCTATTGGTCCTTTGGAGGAAATGGGCGACACAGCCTTAACCGCATTCCAAGGGGTTTTAACTCTTGGCACCGGTTTGCTCGGACTTAAAGGCCTGGGTTTAGATGTCGGGAAAATGGCTAAGGGATTAGGTGGTAAACTCTTTAAGTTTGGCGGTGGTGCCGCTGAAGCTGCAACGGCGGGCACAGAAGCCACAGCAGGCTCATCTTTACTTCGGTCGCTCCCCAGGGGCCTTGGTAAGATTGCCGGTCGTGCTGCTATTCCCCTTGCTGTTGGTCTTAGTGTATATGATATTGCCACGGCAGAGGAAGGCGAACGCGGCACAGCTATTGGCCGTGGTGTTGGCGGCCTCGGTGGAGCTGCAGCGGGTGCTGCACTTGGTTCCGTTATCCCTGGCGTAGGTACCGTCATCGGTGGTATTGTCGGTGGTATCCTGGGTTCCTTTGGCGGCGGAGAGCTTGGAGACTGGATACAGGGACTAGATTTCTCTGCCCTGGGTGATAAGGTTCGAGAGGCCAAAGATGACGCGGTTAACTGGCTGAAACAGCTCCCAGGTGAAGCTGCAGAGCAGTTAGGATATATGACCGGTAGAGCTGCGACTGAGCTCCAGGAGCTACCTGGTGAATTCTCCGCATGGTTTAAGCAATCTAAAGATAACGCTATTCAGTGGGTGTCCGCCCTCCCTGGTGAAATCGGGGAGTTTTTAAGCAGTATACCCAGCCAAGTCACGGAGAGTGTCGGCAGGATTTGGGACTCTTTCATGGAGCTTGGCAGTTCTATTCCGGACGCTATCCTTTCCGGCTTTAACCGAGCCAAGGAGGGACTTGGAAGTGTCGGGAATTGGGTGGTTGATAAGGTTTCCCAGGGAATTGAAGGCGTGAAAAGCCTGGGGCAGCGGTTTGGTGAGGGCTTTGAGCGTGGGAGCGTTCCGGCCCATGCTATTGGCGGTATCTTCGGAAGGCCGCACATGGCCCTCTTTGCTGAAGCTGGCCGGGAGGCTGTTATTCCCATTGACCAGCACAGGAATAGGGCACTTGACCTTTGGGCGGAAACAGGCAGGCTGCTTGGCGTTCAGGCTTTTGCTAAAGGCGGATTTATCGGGCAGATTAGAGAAGCATTCACCCCTTCTGCTACCCCGGCGGTAGCTGCAGCGGGTGCTGGTGGCCCGGTATTTCAGTCCTATGTTACCGTAGAGTATAACGGCTCCGGATCCAAACAAGACGCGGAGCAAATTGCCAGAACCATTGACCGCAGGCAGGAACAAAACTTTGACCGGCTTATGAACAAGTGGTTTAGGAAGCAGGCGAAACTTCGCCCACGCACGATTGAGAGGTGATGTTAATGAGGAGAGCTAAACTTGGAAACGTTGAGTTTGATGTGGTTCAGGAGGAAACGCCGGTGCGGTCCGCAGAAGTCACGGAGCACCCGGTTGAAAAAGGCACCGATGTGGCTGACCATGTTCGGCCTAAACCTTTTCAAATGAGTATTACCGGGATAGTGGCCGGTCCGGACGCAGCTAAACGTTTGAATGTGCTTAGCAAGTATTATAAAACCGGGCAGATTTTAACCTATATCGGGCGTAACTGGATAAATGACCTGGTCATCGAAGAATTCGCCTCCAACCACAACGTGGAAGTGCGGGACGGCTTTGCCTTTGACATCACCTTGAAGCAGGTCAGAATTGCCTCACTTGCTACTGCAGTAAACACTGCGCCTGACCCTGCAAAAGAGCAGCAGACCACTCCCCCGCCGCCAGGACCGGCAACCGGAAAGCCGACTTTAAGCACTGGATCCAAAGGTACCCACGTGAAGCAGCTGCAGCAGAAGCTAAAAAGCAAGGGCTATGACCCTGGGCCGATTGACGGTATTTATGGTCCTAAGACCAAGGCTGCAGTTAAAGCCTTTCAGCTTGCCTCTGGCCTAACTGCTGACGGCGTGGTGGGAAATCAAACATGGTGGGCGGTGGGATAAATGATACCTAATATTGATGTTCAAGTGCGAGAAATCGAACACAAAGGGCTGCAGCAGGTCCAGGAGCTTAAAGTGGACAACACGGTCCGCGAGGACTTTCTAGAGCGTGTTGCTGATGTGGTTCGGGACTATCTTGACAAGAGAAAGGATTATACCGGCTCTCCTAGTTCAGGGATTTTGCGGTTTATTCCGCTGGACAAAGAAAGCATTCCCTACAGGTTTGATATCAAGATTGCCGGTAAAACATACGGCTTTGAAATCCACTACAATGAGGTAGCGGATTTTTTTGCTATTGACCTGTATGACGGCGAGGAGCTGCTTATCTCCGGGGAACGCTTGGTCTATGGCAGCCCGCTGTTTAGGACTTATATCGGGAAAGAGTTCCCTGCTGCAGCTATCATACCGGCTGATGTGGCCGGACAGGAGACGGATTTAATCTGGGCTAACATGGCGGACACCGTTTTTCTGTTCGTGGTAACCGAGGGGGAGCTGCCCGATGCCTAAGTTTTGGAAGCGTGAAGTTGAGGTTAAGGTTGCCGGACGCAGCGTAAAGTCACCGCCTTTTGATGTTGACTTCATTGTCAACTTCGACACTGACCCGGAGCCCAACGAGGGCGAGGTGACCATTTACAACCTGACCAGGGACACCGTCAACCGCATTGTGAAGGACAGCTCCATCATCATAAGTGCCGGTTATTCTGGCGATACTGGAACCGTGTTTGCTGGCGTAGTGGACTACAAAGAGGGCTATTGGGACGGACCCGACCGGATATTAAAGCTGGAAATTGGGGACGCGACCGACAAATGGGCCAAGGCTACTATAAACAAGTCCTACAAAGCTGGCTCTAAGGCTTCGCAGATAATACCGGACGCGCTGGGGTTGTTTGGACTGGAGATTGGCTCTTTTAAGCTGCCTAATGATGTTGTTTATGCTAGTGGCTGCACCCTGAGCGGCTCTCTGCAGGCGGAAGTGAGAAAAATCGTTACCGATTGCGGGGCAAAGTTCCACATTTCAAACGGGGCCATATTTATTAACGGCCCAGACGATGGTAAAAAGACCGGCTTTTTACTGCGGCACGACACCGGCCTGGTTGGAAGCCCGGAGCGTATCCAAGGCAATGAAGCTGAGGCGGATTACAAGGTTAAGTCTTTGCTGAATTACCGCATTCATGCCGACACCCTGCTGCAAATCCAAAGCGAAACTGCCAATGGCTGGTTCCGGGTGGTGTCCGGACGCCATAAGTGCAACGAGAGCGACTTTTATACTGAGATGGAGGTGGTTGCTTTGTGAGTAAAAGCACTGCTTTTTTTGATGATCTATTGGAGGAAAGGTTAGCTGACCTGCACACAGCTATGCCATGCCGGGTAGAAAGGTTTGACGAGGCCACAGGAAAGACCGACGTTACCCCTCTATTTAAGCGTAAATTCAGGGGACATGCGGCACAGGAAATGCCTTTATTAACCGGGCTGCCCACTCTAAAGAGAAAGCGCAAGGTAAGTGATGACCCGGTGAGCTATGAAGTTTATCCTCTTGACCTGGAGCCTGGGGACATCGTGTTGGTCATCTTTGCCGAGCGTGCTCTCGACAATGCTTTAACTGGCTTTCCTGTTGACCCGGTGTACAGCCGCAAGCATGCGCTTAAAGATGGTATAGTAATCGGCCTGCTTTGAGGTGATGACTATGATAACTTTTAAATTAGACCCTAATACCCAGGACCTTGTGTTTGATGAACATAACAATATTGCTATGGTAGATGGCACGGACGAGGAATTGCAGGCTCTGGAGCTGCGGCTTAAAACCAACCAGGGTGAGTGGTTTCTTGATACCCTATTTGGTCTAGCCTACTCTACCGTACTGGACAAGCAATATGATGAGGAAGATATCCGAGCTGCAGTAACCCAAACCCTAGAACAGGAGAAGCGTGTGTCTGAGGTGCTGGAGGTTCGCCTGGATAGAGAGCGAGCCAAGCGACACCTGAATATTTATTTCAAAGTGCAAATGACCAGCGGCCAAGTGTTGGAAAGCGAGGTGATGCTGAATGAGTGATTTTGGATTAACCAATAAAGGCTTTAAGAGAAAACGGTTTGCCGACATTATTGCTGGCATGGAGTCCCAGGCCAAGAATTTATTTGGTCCTGACGTGAACCTTTCCGCTGCCAGTCCTTTGGGTATCTTTATTCGCCTCATTGCTTGGCCGTTGGCAACGCTGTGGTCCCTTGCAGAAGATATTTACAACAGTGCTTTTATCGACAGCGCAGAGGACTACAACTTGGATAAAGTAGGGAAATATATCGGAATATCTCGTTTGCCTGCTCAAAAAGCATTTTTGAAAATTGATGGCACACCAGCTGATGTTATTATCTCTGGCCAGGAGGGAACTTTTATCCCTGCTGGTTTTTTGATTAGTACACAAGACGAGGTTACTTTTAGGACACTAGAGAACGCAACCATTGACGGAACCGGCCGAGCACAGCCAACCATTGAGGCTGTCGAGCCTGGAACCAGTGGCAATGTAGCGGCTAACACAATCACGGTTATTTTAAACCCTATCTCTGGCGTGGAAAGCGTAACCAATCCGGACGAAGTGACCGGCGGTAGAGACGAGGAAACAAATGCCGAGTTCCGGGAAAGGTACGACAAGTCTATCTCCAAGGGCGGGAGTTCTACTGCAGAAAGCGTGGAAGCCTCCCTCTTAGAGCTTTCAGGAGTGCGCGATGCCCTGGTGGAAGTCAATGAAACCATGGAAGATGTTGACGGTATACCGCCTAAATCCCTGGCCCCTACCGTTTTTGGTGGCGACAATGAGGAAATAGCTCAGGCTATCTTTGAAACAAAGGCAGGCGGCATTCAGTCTTTTGGAGATATTCAGGTGCAGGTGCTGGACAAGCGCGGAAATCCGCACACCATTGGCTTTTCTCGGCCTACTGAAATACCTATTTATGTCGATATCGCTCTGACCACCAACTCTAACTTCCCGGCTGATGGGGCCACTCAAATCAGGACTGACGTAATTAAGCATATTGGTGGACTGGATGCTGACGGCTCCGAATATGACGGGTTGGGGCAAGACGAGGACGTTATCTATACTAAGATTATCGGCATTGTGCATGACACTCCTGGCGTGGACGATGTAACAGTCCAAATTGGAACCGACCAAGCGGCCCTAGCGGCTGCTAACGTGCCGATTGGTACTCGGGAGGTAGCCACAACGGACTATAACAAGGTGGTGGTTGCGTGAGTATCTGGGAGGACATGCTAAACCGCCTTACTGACGCCTATAATAAGGCAAAAACTAGCAATATCGGGAAGCTGCTGCAGCTTGCGGCTGATGAACTGGTTTCCGTAGAACTGGCTCTTAGAGAAATTGAACGGCAGCGTGATATTGATGAGGCTGAAGGTTATACCTTGGAGCGCATAGGCAGGAACGTCAAGGAGCTTAGAGGCGGTAATGACGACAACGACTATCGGGATTTTATTAAAACTAAAATTAGGGCCAATCTATCAGCTGGTGAAATCGAAACTATAAACGAAGTAACCACTGTATTCGTAGGCGATAGCTTTAAAAGCGTTAGAGAAACCTGGGGCTTTGGTCCATTGGATCCAATCGACCCAGAGCCGGCTGGTGTACTAATAACAATTACCGACAGTCCGCAGCTTATCCTATCAACGCAAGCGATTAATAGAGTTGTCGCTGGCGGGGTGAGGGTATACTGGCTAATTGAACTTACCCCGGCTTTTGTTGGCGTGAGTAGCTTCACAGCTCAAGGGAAAAGCACTTTTGACTACACCGCCATGCTTTACAGCGGCCCTTTTGTTGATAATGCATCCGTTGGAAGCCTTGAAAGCTCAAATGTTAATATTAATACGCTTGGCCTAGCGGGAGCCCCGGAATTCAACAGGATTAGTATCACATGCGGAGTGCTGCCGGTTGTTTCATCTCTCGGTAGTTTAGAACCTAGATTTGCAAATATAACGTCTGTTGCGAATGCTTTTTCTTGGCTTTACCCGCAGACTGGCGATAATTACTCTGGCACCTTACCGTTCATATTTGTGCCTGGCAGCCTAGCCGAGAAGTTAATAAATATCGATAGCACGCCTGTTTTAGGTGTGCTGGATTATCCAAAGTGCGGAGCTTTTTACTGTGGAGAGGAGGTGGCGTAATTGTTAACGCAAGCTGCGCTACAAAAAATTGCTGACTTTATTGATGAACAGGCCGTTTCTGGCGATTACACCATTGACGGCGTAATCTACCCTGCCGAGCTGCGCCGGTCAATTGTAGATGGAACTACGGTGCGGAAGCATATCTATCTAACCCAAAATGACCCTTATGGCACTATCACAAGTGCCAGGTTGCTTGACAGCGAAGGCGGAACATTTGCTGAAAGAACTGATATGCAGGTCCACGAGGAAGGGAAAGGTTTGCTTTTAGAATTTAGATTTACTGTACAGGAGGTGTAAAAATTGGCATATCAAAAGACGACTTGGGAAGACAGAGTGGTTGATGAAGGCACTGGTGAGGTTTTGGTCGAGGGCACACCTATCAACGAGGTTAATTTGAATAAAATCGAGGAAGGCATTTATGCTGCCCACCAATCCGCTGTTGGTGTCATAGACGGAATGTACGGCGACCCTGATAACCCTCCCATTCAGGAGCAGGTTACAGGAATACCGGTTATTTCATTTGACCCCGATGCTTTAAATATCGCGACAGCGTCTTTGTTCTGGGCACAGCATAATGATATTGCGATTGAAGCAGGTTATTTTGTTGACGCCGATGACGCCGGAGACATCGTGCTGCAGATTGGATACAGCATTAACGGAGGCGCATTTACTGACCTGGCAGCAGAAACAATTACTCCAGGTGCCGGTACCGCTTTTCGCAAAACCACTTTAGCCAGTGCTATCCCTTCTGCCGACTTGCCTGCGGGGGAAAATTGGATAACTATTCGCGTACAAAGACTTGGGGCAGATGCCGGAGACACTCATTCCGGCAAATTTCAGCTCGCAAATCTAAGGCTAACATAGGAGGTGTGGTTAGTTGATTAAAAACTATACTTTTAAGTATCAAAACCTAGCATATGCCATTGACCCAGCCGTGAACGGTCTGGTGCTAACCATGCCAGCTGCCGCGGCAAATATAAACGGCCAGCATGTTAATTTACAAGAAACACCGATTGATATTTCGGCTAATGTAGCAGAAGGCGATTATACTGTGTATATCACGCCTGACGGGTATGCCCTTGAAGTTTCGCGTCCGGACGGAACTATAGAGAACGCCAGGACAGTTTTCCCTGACACCGGCTCTGCATATTGGGTGTGCTCGTTTCATTTAGAAGGAACAGAAACCGATTTAAACAATGTTGATATTGCTGTGCTTCACGCTGAGGAGGTGAGCTCATGATACTTTTAAATGCAGGTGGAAGCGGTGTTCCGGCCAAGAAAAACAGTGAAGGAATTTATGTTCTTGGCGAAGAAGCTCAAAATATACACCCGAACGATACAGGTGATCCCCAAGAAGTGCACGATTTCACCTTGGGTGTTAACGCCCTTGTCTGGCAGCCAGCATACTTGGCTTATATGCTGATTAACCCGGCAAATGCCGGATATTCTGGCCGCCCGGCTGGCTTCTGCGTCAAGGATCCACCTGCCGCAGGCCAACCGGAGGTAGACTGGGCCGTCATCCAACTGGGCGGGTTCTACGCCTTTAAGTACCAGGCCAGCCGTGCGGACGCCACCTCTTCCGCCGCCGGCTCAAGCAATGTGGCAACCTCCAGGCAGGGCGTGGTGCCGTGCGCGAATATTACCATAGACGACGCCGCCAAGATGTGCTACGCGGCCGGCGATGGCGGCGGGCAGTACCACCTGATGGCCAACCGCGAATGGATGGCCCTGGCAATTTACAGCCAGCTTCTCGGGCCGGATCGCTTCGGGGCTAACAGATATGGGCCTTTCGGGAACAACAATAACGGTACCGATATAGATGACCCTGGCATTACCTTTACGGCCGATTCCACGCAAGCTGGCCGTGCCTTGACCGGCACCGGCACTAAAGCCGGCTGGACCAGTGGCGTTAACCTCACTTC